CCTGTACAAGAATGGTATACTGATGTTGAATCAAGTGAGCACGGTCTTGTGCTAGATCATTGTATGCTACTAACACGTTATGCATTTGCTGGGCCTGCAAGAGAGCAGATCGTAGAAGTTAGTAAGCATCGTCCTATACTACAAAAGCTACTAAACATCAAACCTAAATACGGTATTGACTTTAGTCTTGATTATGTAACACATGACATTGTAATGGAAGTAATACATATTGAACAAGACTTTGACAGTTTAGACGCTGCTAACGAAGCAAAGTTTAAACTAGAACAAATTATCGATAATACAGATTGGTACGACGGCGCAATGCGTTTGTACCAGCGCAAAGACGAATGGGTCAACTTGTCAAGTGACGACCATTCGGACTATAAGGCACAGTTCTTTGGATGGCATAGAGCTTTTGATAACAAAAAGGTTTTTGGGTGAACGACAAAGAAGCATATCGATTGTTTTATATGGTCAAAGGTCATTTAAATACCGATCACAACACTATCTTATCATGTGCAGATGGTTACTTTAAACGCTTGTGGGGCAATCACGAAGCATGTTACCACGAAGAAGGTTTTGAAGAAGCCTACCAAAAACGCTTGACAAACTCCAAATAATAATATATAATACTAGTAAATCAACAATAGGAGAACCTAGATGAGTGACCGTACCTATGGTGCTGAAGAAAAAGCAAAACTTGAACGTCTTGTACGTGAAGGTGTGACTGTAATGCAAGAAGTAGAAGACTTGCAAGGAGGCTTAAAAGAAACAGTGAAAGCTGTTGCAGAAGAACTAGATATTAAGCCTGCACTAATTAACAAAGCAATTAAGATTGCTAAGAATCGTGACTGGGATAATCATGCTGATGCACATGAAGACCTCGAAACACTTGTTGCTACACTAGGTTACGATAAGTGATAAAATCACAAGAAAGTATAAAGTGGCTAGGCACAATATTATTTTTTGTTGCTGCCTTGCTACTATCTACAAACTTTGAATATAGTCGTTGGGGCTTTATAGTATTTGCAATAGCACACGTAATATTAAGTGCGCTGTTCTTTTACTTAAAAGACAAACCAATGTTTGTTCAAAACTTTGTGTTTTTGTTTGTAGACTTTTACGGAATCTACAACTATTTTATTAGGTGATAAATGGAATACACTTATGAGTGGAGTGACTTTGTTGGCAACATCGGTGTTGTCATACTAGTTGGAACATTTGCCCTACTACAGTTTGGCAAAATAGACGCTAAAGGATTTTGGTATAGTTTTAACAACATGATTGTTGCTATACTACTAGGCATTAACTTATACTTCAAACCGAACCTATCTAGCATCATTATTGAGGTATTTTGGTTTGGATTAAGTATGTATGGATTATGGAGATGGTACAAATGCAGACATTAAAATCTCGCATCGAAAAACAAATGAACTCTATGAGTACTTTGTATATAGATCATCCGATACCAGTACGTCATGGACACCTAGGTAGATCAATTCAACAAGATCAATCTATTATAGAATACTTTGACAAGCTGAAACTAGAAAGTCCTGAAATACGAGAAGACAGCAACTTATCAGGATGGAAGACTGGCTGGGATGCTCATATAGATCATGAAGAAGTTCTTGGCGATTTAATGGATGATATTATTAGATGGCACAATCATTATATAAGTCATCCTCGAAACGATCATATTCCTGAACCGTTTAAAGATGCTGAAATGTATGAGCTCGATGCAGAAGTTTGGTACACTGAATATCAGCCAGGCAATGTTGCAGACGAACATACTCACGGAACTGTTAGTCGAACAAGTTTTGTATATTATTTACACACTGACGATGAAAGTTCACCACTTACATTTGTACAAAAAGGAATGGCTCAATACAGTACATTTCCTACTACACAGGCCGAAATACATCTTCCTACATATAGCGGAATGATTGTATTTTTTCCTAGTTTCATGTATCATAAAGTTCGTCCAACCAAAACTGTTCGTAATGTGTTGGCAGGAAACATAAATGATATATTATATAGAACAAATTAGAATCGCTCACTTTACGAGCATGAAAGAAGGTTAAGTTGGCCACAAAGCAACAGGAGAACATTAAATGCCATACGTAGACGCGATGTTCGATCGCGATCAAGATATTATTCGTGTCGTTGAGAGACGCGACGGAAAAAGACACTATACAGAATATAGTGCAAAGTACACTTTTTATTACAAAGACCCTAAAGGCAAGTACAAGAGTGTGTACGGCGATCCTTTGAGTCGAATTGTATGTAAGAACACAAAAGACTTCCGCAAAGAAGTAGCTATTAACAAAGACAAGACACTGTTTGAAAGTGACGTAAACCCAATCTTCCAATGTTTGAGTGAGAACTATCTCAATCAAGATGCTCCTAAACTAAACATTGCTTTTTTCGATATCGAGACAGACTTTGATCCGGAGCGCGGGTTTGCTGATCCTGCAGATCCGTTCATGCCTATTACAAGTATCTCGGTTTATTTGCAATGGCTAGAAACAATGGTGTGTTTGGCAGTGCCGCCAAAGACACTTACAATGGAGCAAGCTAAAGCAGAACTTGAAGGCATTGATAATGTAATGCTGTTTGAACGTGAAGGTGACATGATTGACACGTTCTTAACACTGATTGAAGATGCTGATATTTTGAGCGGTTGGAACAGTGAGGGATATGATATTCCTTACACTGTGAACCGTACTGCTCGTGTATTAAGCAAAGATGATACAAGACGTTTTTGTCTTTGGGGACAGTTGCCCAAGAAGCGTGATTATGAAAAGTATGGCAAGGCAGCAGTTACATTTGACTTAGTAGGTCGTGTACACTTGGATAGTTTGGAACTGTATCGCAAATACACATACGAAGAACGTCACACGTATCGACTGGATGCTATTGGTGAGATTGAAGTAGGCGAAAATAAAGTACCATATGAAGGTACACTGGATCAACTGTACAACAATGACTTCCGCAAGTTTATTGAATATAACATTCAGGATACTGCACTACTCGACAAGTTGGACAAGAAACTACGCTTTATTGATCTTAGTAACACAGTTGCACACGAAAACACTGTACTATTGCAAACAACAATGGGTGCTGTTGCTGTTACAGAGCAAGGTATTATTAACGAAGCACACAACCGTGGACTACAAGTGCCTAATCGTCGTCCACGAGACGATACAGAAAACACACAAGCAGCTGGTGCGTATGTTGCGTTTCCTAAAAAAGGATTGCACAAGTGGGTAGCGTCAATGGACTTGAACTCACTGTATCCATCTGTGATTCGTGCGCTAAACATGGCTCCAGAAACTATTGTAGGACAGATCCGTCCTGAGATTTCAGACAGTCGTGTACACGAAGACATGACTCTTAAGAAGAAGAGTTTTGCAGGAAGTTGGGAAGGACGCTTTAACGTTGAAGAATACGACATGGTTATGGAGCAACGTAAGGATGTTGCACTTACAATTGATTGGGAGGATGGTAGGTCGGATGTACTTTCGGGTGCGGAGATTTATAAACTTATATTCGATTCACATATGCCTTGGATGCTCAGTGCTAATGGTACTATATTTACAACAGAGTTTGAAGGTGTAATTCCAGGTATTCTAAAGCGTTGGTATGCAGAGCGTAAAGATATGCAGAAGATGCTTAAAAAAGCAAAAGATGCTAAGAATGAAGCTGAGATTGAATACTGGGATAAACGACAGCTGGTCAAGAAGATTAACTTGAACAGTTTGTATGGTGCTATTCTTAATCCTGGTTGTAGATTCTTCGATAAACGTATCGGGCAATCGACTACACTTACAGGTAGACAGATTGTTAAGCATATGAGTGCCGAAGCTAACAAGACTATCACAGGCGAATATGATCACGTAGGTAAAGCAGTTATTTACGGTGATACTGACTCTGTGTACTTTAGTGCATGGCCAGTGCTTAAAGATGATATTGAAAGTGGTAAACTTGAATGGAATACTGAAAAGGCAATTGCACTATATGATCAAGTAGCTGATCAAGTAGATACTACATTTATTGCGTTTATGGCAGAAGCATTCCACTGTCCAAAAAGCCGTGCAGACGTGATTGCCGCTGGTCGAGAGATTGTTGCAAAGAGTGGATTGTATATTACTAAGAAACGTTATGCGGCGCTTGTAGTAGACAACGAAGGATTTAGAACAGATATTGACGGCAAGCCTGGCAAAGTAAAAGCAATGGGCTTGGACTTGCGTAGGTCAGATACACCTGTGTTTATGCAAAAGTTTCTAAGTGAACTACTACTTATGGTACTTACAGATGTGCCTGAAAAAGAAGTATTAGAGCGCATTACAGAGTTCCGTAAAGAGTTCCAAGAGATGCCGGGTTGGGAGAAAGGTAGTCCGAAACGTGCAAACAAGATCGGACACTATCAGCGACTAGAACAGAAGCAAGGTAAGGCAAATATGCCTGGGCATGTAAGAGCAAGCATCAACTGGAATACACTCAAGCGTATGAACAGCGACAGATATTCGCAAGAGATTGTTGACGGTATGAAAGTCATTGTTTGTAAACTAAAACAAAATCCACTAGGATATACAAGTGTTGCGTATCCAACAGACGAACTACGTATTCCAGATTGGTTTAAAGAGCTGCCGTTTGATGATGCAGCAATGGCTGAAACAATTATTGATAATAAGTTAGACAACTTGATTGGTGTGTTGAATTATGATCTAGAAGATACTAAGCAACACACAACGTTTAATAGTCTGTTTGACTTTGGAGAGTAGTATGAAAATTAAACTAGAAGTAGAAGTTGATACAGAAAGCGAACAAGATATAAAACTTATTGAAAAAGTTGTAGTACTTGTAGAAGAACTAAGACAACAAATTAACTACGAGGATAAAGAATGAAAGTAGGATTCACATGCAGTACGTTTGATTTACTACACGCAGGACATGTGCAAATGTTGCGTGAAGCAAAAGAACAATGTGATTATCTTATATGCGGACTACAAATGGACCCTAGTGTTGATAGAGCAGAAAAGAACGCTCCTATACAAACTGTTGTGGAGCGTTACACACAACTCAAAGCAGTCAAATATGTTGACGAAATAATCCCGTATTCTACAGAAAAAGATCTAGAAGATATCTTGACAATGTACGAAATAGATGTTAGAATATTAGGAGAGGAGTATAGAGATGGAACTTTTACGGGCAGAGCAATCTGTGCCAAGCGAGACATTGAACTATACTTTAACAAACGTGAACACCGCTTTTCATCAAGCGATCTTAGAGCTCGAGTAGCAGAAAGACAAACTAATGGGTAAACATATTAAAACACAAATGGACTATGATATGATTGAGCAACTTGCTCGAGAAGTAAAGAAGCTAGATCCTGATAATAGTGTACTAGCAAAGTTTGCAAGTATGGATAACTTTGAAGGATCAGAACTAAGAAAGAGTTTGAGCAAATGACAGATGGTCCTTTTAAAAATGCATTTGATGCAGACACAGACGGTGTAGTGCGTCGTGAGATTGTAACCTATCGTATGAAGAACGGTATGATGATTAAAGAAAGCGCCTGTCGCGATTATTACACAAGTGGTGACTATCACGACAGCCAAAGTACACAGCCGCTAGTGGAACGTTGATATGTGGACACTATTTGTAATAGATTATATTGTGAATACGCATGCCAGAGATGATTACAAGTATGTTCGTTATGCAGAGTATACAACAGAATTAGAATGTGTAGAACACGCAATTGATCTATACAAAGAATTTACACAAGGTGAAGAGGCAATATGTCGATATGAATAAGTTTATATTTGACGTTGATGGTACACTAACACCTAGTAGACAAGGAATAGATAAAAGATTTGCTGTCTGGTTACGTAATTTTTGTTTAGATAACGACGTGTATCTTGTTACTGGTAGTGATAAACCTAAAACAGTTGAACAGATTGGTGAAACAATTTATAATCTATGCAAATGTGTTTATAACTGTAATGGCAATGATGTGTGGGAAAA